TTAAAAACCTTTGTGTCTGGAATAAAGTCAATGGAGGAATGGGAAGTCTTTACAGGTCAAAACATGAGCTTGTTTTTATCTTCAAAAATGGCAAAGAATCTCATATTAACAACGTTGAACTTGGTTCACATGGCAGGTACAGGACAAACGTTTGGGATTATCCCGGTGTAAATTCTTTTGGCAGTGATAAAAACAATCTTAAATTCCACCCTACTGTAAAACCTGTTGAAATGGTAAAAGACGCCATACTGGATGTTACAAAAAGGGGCGATATCGTCCTTGATGCTTTTTTAGGTTCAGGAACAACATTAATTGCCGCAGAAAAATCAGGCAGAATTTGTTACGGTATTGAACTTGAACCTCTCTATATTGATACAACAATCCGCCGCTGGGAAAGCTTAACCGGAGACTCTGCTATAAATTTAACTTCAGGTAAAATTTACAGGGAATTACTGGAGGAAAAGCAAAATGCCCAAAAAAATTAAAAACTCTGAAAATCCTAAAATTTCAGAAAAAACTGAAAATCCTGAAAATTACGAGATCGGATATAAAAAACCTCCAACAAATTCACAGTTCAAGCCCGGTCAATCAGGCAACAGAAAAGGTAGACCCAAAGACGGCAAGAACACATACATTATGCTGACTGAAGTTCTTGACCAAAGAATCAGCATAAAAGAAAACGGCAGGGACTTAAGAATCCCCAAAAAACTGGCAATGATTATGCAGCTTGTAAACAAGGCTGTTAAAGGCGATGTCAAAGCCATAAACTCTCTGCTTCCCCATATGCTTATGGCAGATGTCAAAGAAGAAGATAAAAACAAAATTCTGGCATCCATTAGTCAGGATGACAGAGAAATTATCACCAATTACTTGAAAAATGTGTCAGATTTCGACGGTACTGAGGAGATAAACGAAGATGATTAATGACAAAAAAGCATTACTAAATTCTCTTTTGCGGGTAAATTTCAAATCTTTTACAGAAAAAGTCTTTAAGGAAGTTTCCCCGAATGCAACTTATCTTGATAATTGGCATATTGAAGTAATTTGCCATGAGCTTATGGATATACAGGAAAATTATGCAAATCGCCTGATAATTAACATTCCGCCTCGCTATATGAAATCTATTATTTGTTCTATAGCCTTCCCAGCGTTTATCTTAGGGCATAATCCCAAAGCAAGTATTATTGTTGTAAGCTATGCAGATGAACTGGCATCAAAATTGGCATTTGACTGCAAAAAAATTATGGAAAGCCACTGGTACGGAGAAGTTTTCCCTAATACAAAATTATCAAAAAAATCTATAAGTGATTTTGAAACAACAAAAGGCGGATGTCGTTACGCAACATCAATTAACGGTACTCTTACTGGAAGAGGTGCAGATTACATCATTATCGACGATCCGATGAAACCAATGGATTCATTTTCTGATTTATTACGGGATAAAACAAACGACTGGTACGGTAATACCCTTTACACAAGGCTTAACAACAAGAAAGAGGGCAAAATTATTGTTGTGATGCAAAGATTACACGAAGAAGACCTCACAGGCTATTTGTTGAAAACAGACCCGAGTTTTAAGCATATTAAAATACCTGCTATAGCCGAAGTTGATGAAAATTGGTGGGCTTTAGATAGAGTTACAGGCTTAGAAAAGCGGTTTCCCAGAAAAAAAAACGAAGCACTTCATCCCGCAAGGGAAGATTTAGCAAAGTTATACCAGGCTAAAGAATATATGGGTGAGTATAACTTTGCAGGACAGTACCAGCAAAACCCTGCACCAAGAGAAGGTGGCGTGATTAAAAAGAAATGGCTCCAATTTTTCAACAGGGAGGAGCTGTTTAAAGCTATTGAAAATGAAGAAATTAAACTTAATTGCATTATCCAGTCTTGGGATACCGCTAATAAAATTGAGCAACATAATGATTACTCTGTCTGCTTGACAATGCTCAGAGATAGAAATGACAAAAATTATGTGCTGGATGTCTACAGGGAAAAACTTGAATTTCCATTTTTAATCAAAAAGATTGCTCAGTTGCATAATGATGCAAAAGAAAAATACAAACACAGAATTGAAATCCTAATAGAGGATCAAGCCTCCGGCACAAGCTTAATCCAGACACTTAGGCAGGAATATCAAATTTACCCTAAAGGCATTAAGCCTGAATATGACAAAGAAACAAGGCTGATTGCCGTATCTAACTTGCTAGAAAATGGTAACTGTCTATTTCCTGATGACAAGCCTGACTGGTGGCTTGATTTTGAGCAGGAAATTTTAAGATTTCCTAAATCAAAACACGATGACCAGTGCGATGCCTTAAGTCAGGCACTTAATGAGAAAGTATATAGCGATATCCCTGAAGTGGTTACCAGATGCAGGAGAAAATCTTATGATCTTACCAAAGGTCTGTATAAGCCTGAAAACTTGAATTATTTTCGCAACAGGAATTCTTCTTGGTCAATGTATTAAAACCAGCTCAGAAAGGGGCAATTTATGAAGACAATACCCATTAGGCAATTAAATAATAAGGAAGTGTTTCCTAATAACGATGATTTGAGAAACTGGATATTTAAAAACAGGAAGAAGCTTGAAGAAGTTCTCCAGATTAAACTTTCCAGAACAACATACAATCCGGATGCTCCATATCTTGTAAGACCGGATATATGTACTGGTGATTTTGATACGTGCGATAGAATTGCCGTAATGATTAATATTGAAAATACTTCAGAAAAGGAATTCTTCAGGTATCTTACTATTGCCGCATTAAACGATGTTAAGAAAATCGTGTGGATTGTGACAGATTTAGATGATATAAGCTATAGCATACTGGAATGGCTAAATGATCGAACAGAAGGCAATGTAGAATTTATAGTAGTTAAACTCGTCACTTACGAAATGCCTGATTCACAAATTATAACCAAGCTGGAAAGATTTGAAAGGCTTCCCGTCCCAATAGATTATGAAGATATGCTTTAAACTTTCGACACATAGCCTATAAAAACTCCTTATACAAGGTAACATCTAATTGTTAAAAACAGATAGGAGTTTTTTATAATAGGTATTGATTTTAAATCTTCTATCCATGATAAATGAAATTATCAACGGAGAAATTTAAAATAGAAAACCACTTGATTTAAGAGAACAGTAGAGTGATTAATATGTCTGTAGCCAATAATAGAAAGGATTACAGACATGACAGAAACAATCGAACAACTGCAAAGCCTCTCAAGAGAAGAATTAATCAAAAAATGGAAAAAACTTTTTAAAACTAACTCTCCGCAACACGCCAGAAAAGACTTCCTGATAAAGCATATTGTGTGGGAACTTCAGGCAAAGAAACAAGGTGGTTATTCAGCACAAACTCAGAAACAGCTGGATAAACTTGCCAATAAGCTTGCTAAAAAACAGGAAGTTAGTGAAACAGACATTAAGGAAACTGCCAGACAAACTTCAGTACTCGAAATAAAAGCCGGAACAAAGCTAATAAGAGAATATAAAGGCGAAAAACACGAAGTTATTACTCTTGAAAAAGAGTTTGAGTATAAAGATAAACAATATAAAAGCTTATCTGCTATAGCAAGAGAAATAACCGGAACACAGTGGAACGGCAAACTTTTCTTCGGGGTTAAAAAGTAAGGTAACAGTCGTCACCCTTTTTTATGTCCCTGTTTTAAACAATGAAAGGATATTAAATGCAAGAGGCGAAGAAGAAAACAATCCGCTGTGCAATTTACACCAGAAAGTCCTCAGAAGAAGGACTTGAGCAGGATTTTAATTCGCTTGACGCTCAGAGGGAAGCCTGCGAATCCTACATTAAATCCCAGCAACACGAAGGTTGGGTTTTAATAGATAAACAATATAATGATGGCGGTTTCTCAGGAGGAACACTTGAAAGACCAGCACTGAAAGAACTTTTTCAGGATATAGAAGACGGAAAAGTTGATACAGTTGTGGTTTACAAAATAGACAGGCTTACTCGTTCCCTTATGGATTTTTCTAAAATTGTTGAAATATTCGACAAAAAAACAACCACGTTTGTTTCAATCACCCAGCAATTCAATACAACAACCAGTATGGGAAGGCTCACGCTTAATATTCTCTTATCTTTTGCCCAGTTTGAAAGAGAAGTTACAGGTGAGAGAATTCGAGATAAAAAAGCAGCCTCAGCAAAGAGAGGAATGTGGATGAGCGGTANACCTCCTATAGGTTATAAGCTTGANAANAAAAANCTTGTTCCTGANGAAGCCAAAGTATCAACTGTAACAAGAATTTTTGAAAAATATCTGGAATTTGAAAGTATGCTGAAATTGAAACAGTATCTTGATGACAATAATATGAAGAGCCGAACTGACAGAGATATCAGTAAAGGAAACCTG